CGGCGGCGAACCGGCCATAGGCGTCGAAGTCCACGATATCGAGAATGTCCGGGCGGCCAGTGGAGGTGGCAAGTTCGATTTGACCAGCGACCCATTGACGGGCCCCCATTGCCGCCGTCTGCTCGCGAATCTTCTTGACCGGGCTCTCATACTCGATGCGCACGATCTTGCCACTGAGCGCGTCGGGGATCTGCGCAAAAGCACCGGCGCGCAGCATGATGCGGAACACGCGCTCGACCATCGGCGCCGTGTAGTCGGTCTCGAAGCGGCCGAACACCGGGCCCATCTCTCTAATGAATTCCTTCTGTCGCGCGATCACCTCGGTGGCGGTCATCCTGGCATCGCCCGCCGCCGGCAGATTGAAAACATTTCTCAGCAGCGCCGTGCGAATCTGCTCGCGGGTGTCCTGCTGGATGCCCTGGGTGAGCGGGAAGCTGCCCCCGGTGGAGAGCTCGCGAATCGGGTTGGCGCCGAGATCCCGCACCGCCTCGGCCTCGTAGGTCGCGATGCCGCCGGGATAGGTGTGCGGGGCGTTTAGGAATGCGTCAGATGGCGCCAGCAGCGGCGGGTCGGCGGCGCGCTGGCCGGCCACCAGCATGGTCTCGCCGATGGCCTGCGACGTGTTCGCATCTGGCAGCGCGATCATGCCCGGGCTTCGCCCGTAATCCTCGCCGGAAGATGTGTCCCAGCGCGCCACCACGTAGGGGAATTCGTGGAACCCGCTAACCACGACCTCGTGCTTGGCTTCGACCTCGATCACCACTTGCGCTATCGGCAGGTTGCGCGCCAGCGTCGCATCGGCGCGGCCCTCATCGCGCGGCGTGGTGACGAAAAGGAACTCAGCCTTCTCGTCAAATTTGTCGTTGGCGAGCTTATCGCGCAAGCCCTCGCTGAGCTGCTCGCGACCCCAGAGATGTTCGGCTTGGCGCAGCGTCAGCTTGCGCGCCCTGAACATGCCCTCCACATTGCCGGTTTCGGAAAAATACGGCAGCGCATCGTGGAGGGGGACGGACAGGAACAGCAACTGGCCTTGGCCCACCAACTCGCCGACGAACAGCATTCCGGTGCCGAGCACCACCAGGTCGAGATCAACCTCGCCGGTGGCTTGGCGGAACCGAGAGCGGGGGTCGTCGAAGGCTTCGCGCATGATGTCCTCGGTGGCGGACAGCCAGTCGCGTGCCTCGTCCGTGGTCTGGTCCGCATCGTCAGCGGTCTTGAGAAAGAAGAACGGTTCTCCCTCGGGCCGCAGCATGCCGCCGACAGCGTTGGCAAGACCGCGGGCCGCTTGCATGGCAGTGCCATCGAACAGCTCGTCGACCCTGTGCGCGCCTGGTTGCACATCGGAAGTGAACCCGAGCCGGCGCGACAGCATCACGCGCGCCAGGTCTTCCCAGTGCTGCGGCCACTGCCCTCGGGCGGCCTTCTGGCGCTTCCAGCGCTCCAGCAGCTCAGTGATCCGGGTTTCGGCCATCGGTTGCTAGCCGCCCAACTTATCGCCGGCTCCGGCGACCGGGCGTTCGATCTGCTCCGCGCCAAGCTGGCTGCCGCCGGTGATGTTGAGTGCAGCGCGCCCCCGGCGTTGGAGATCGGCTATGCGGGTTTTCTCCTTCTTTTCCTTTATGGCCGGGTCTTCCGGCGCCTCCCGCTGCGGCAGCCGCGCCGGTGCCGCCGGCAGAGCAGGCAGAGGCGTAGGCGCCGGTGCGGCTTTTGCTTTGCCGAACAAGAATCCCATGATCATTTCTCCTCACGTCTTTTCAGGTATCGGTAAAGCTGCAACGGCGTCAGCACCCACGGCGCGCGGATCACCAGGATGCGTTTGATAGCGCCGACGCAGGTTGCTAGGATCAATGGCCAGAAGGGCGGCTCGGCGCGGGTCTCGGTTTCCACCACTTTCAGGCCGTGGCTGCGGTAATGAGCGGCCAGGTCGAAGTCAGCGGCGGCCGTCACATCGAGCCGCAGCGCACCGATGGTGCCGTCGAACACGACCCAATAGCGACCGTCGTCAAGCGCGATGAAGCAGTGCTTGAAGCCATCGAGGCAGCCCCGTGCCCACCAGGCCGCCCCCGGCCCAGCGCCGTGAAACACGACCAGGGCGCGCACGGTCAGGAGTCAGAGGTCAGGGGACGGTTCTGGTTCAACAGTTCACTCAATTCAGCATCTTCGCGATATCCACTTCGCCGCCCCGCAGCGTGTCCAGCGCCGCATCGAGCCCGAGGTCATTGATCAGCGTGTCACACTGCCGGTTGGTCAGGGGCCAACGGCGCGGGAATTGCCCGCTATACGCATCGCGGGTGATGGTTCTGAGCCGCGCCAGATCGTCAGGCTCCAAGTCGTCGGTGAAGCGGCCCGGCGGCAACGCCGGCAGATATCCGACCACCACCGCAGAAGCGACCAGAAGGCGCACGTCCGGACCTTGGATATGGTCGGGCACCGACGGCACGCGGTCCTCGCCCAGCCGCTTCTCGACGAATTGGATTGGTCCGATCATCACGCCGGCCTCGTTCTGGGCGTTCGCCATGGCGGCGCTCGCATCTTGCTCGAAGGCGCGCCGATGTTCCGGCGTCTCGGTGCCGTCCATCCAGATCGCGGCCTCGATTGTGTCACCGAGGTTCATCTTCGTCTCCACCGGAACGGCGAATAGCGGCTCAGCGCCTTTGTCGGGCGTCGTGCGGCGCGGTTCTGCGCGCTCACTGGGTCGGTGCGCAGCGAAGCCGCGGCGTCTTGCTCGGCGACATAGGCGGTTAGCGTCTCCGCCGTCCAGCCGTTACGCGCCTCGTCGGCGCTGGGCTCGATCAGCGGCCGGCCTTCGGTGGCCTTGAGCGCCTTCTTGAACTCAGTCCGCTGGTCGTCGTCCAGTTTGGTCATGTGGTCATTCAGGCGCGCCAGCGGTGCGGCGAGTAGCCGCTGTTGGCGCGGAGCGGGGACTTGCTGCGCGCCTTCCTGCCGCCCACCGGCAGCATCTGCGGCAGCGCCATCACCACCGCGTCACCTCGGTCAATGGTACGGCCGAGCCGATGCTCGATGTCTTCCTTCAGCTCGATGCGGATCCCCTTGGGGACCGGTTCCCATTTCGGCGCTGTCAGGTCGGCCATCAATTCGGGGTCGGGCGGCAGGCACAGCCTCGATCCGCCATCGGGGTCTAGCGCCTCGCGCATCGACCACCACCAATGTGCGCGCTGGTTCATGAAACCGAGCTGCCCGGCGGCGTCTTTTGCATCCGTCGCCTTGCGCGCGTCCATTGGCGCCGCCGGCACCCCGAGCCCGTCGAGATGCTCGAAGCACGCCACACCAACTCCGATCGTGTCTACCTGTGCCGGTGCGCCGTTACGCAGCGCCTTGACGACCAGTCCCGCCGCGGCCACGCCGGTCGGCGTTTCAGCCCCTGGGTAAATCAACAGTTGGTCGAACCAGTCGCCGTGGCGCCGCGCGATGACGGTCTGGGCCCGGCCGCCGAGCGCGATATCAATGCCGGCGGCGCTCATCGGGCCCGGTGCGGCCGGCGTCCACCGCTCCTGCGCCGCCTCGACCCAGGCGGTCGGGATGACCTGCCACGGATCGTCGTCGAGGGCGGCGTCGAACCTTCCCTCCAGCAGGATTGAGCGCAGCGGCTCGGGCAGCGCCTGCAATACCGCCTTATAGCCGGACCGCCGGTAATAAGGGTTGTCGTCCAGCTTGGCCGGGATAAAGGTCCGCGACCGCGGCGTGATCGTCTCCGTCTTGCCGTTGGTGTCGGTGTGCTCGAACGGCTCCGGGCTGGCCACCTCAGTGTCCTGGCCGTCGATGGTGGCGAACCAGCGCAACTCCCCGGGCGCCGCCGGGTTCGGGTGCTTGCGGTCGAGCCACGGCCCCCAGCGCCGGATGATCCAGGCGCCCTCAGCGGTGGTCGGCGGGTTGGCGCCTGACACCACCTGGCAGTGCTGCTTGGGATCGACTGACCGCAGCCATGCGGACAAAAACAGGTATTGTGACTCGGTAAAATGCGGCAGTTCGTCGAACGCTTTCAGGTCGTGCGGCCGGCCCTGCCAGGCCTGCTCGTCACCTGGCCGCGAACAGTGGCCGAACTCGACCTCGCGCCCGTCGTTGGTGCGGTACGCCCGATCCTTGCCGATCCAGCGCCCAAAGTCGCCGAGAATTTCGCCCGCCCGGTCGATCAAGCCCTTGGCGTCTTTTTCCTGGCGCCGGAAAACCACAGCCTTGCGGTGCCGCGTCAGCCCGAGGCCGAGCAGCAAGTCCGACTTGCCGCCGCCGGCCGCGCCGCCGTACAGAATCTCGTCAGACTCGGAATCGAACGCTTGACATTGGGGCAGATTTTCTGGGTGGGGCGCCCAGACCGGTGAGCCCACGCGTCTAAGCGTGGCCAGGCGCGTGATGGCTCTCTGCCGCGCCAAGCTCCTCGGCTTCAGGTTCTCCGCCGAGAAATTCAAGAAGCTCCTCCTCGCTCATATTATCAATGTTGCGCACGCCCAGCAGCCGCCGGTCGACGAACAGCCCGAACATTTTCGCTTTGGCTGTGCTAGCCGAAACCGCTGCGGCAGGCTGGGCATGCTCGCGGGCGAATTCCCGATCATCGTCGAACTGCTGGGCCATGCTGTCTCGCGTCACGCCGGCACGTTCTCGGTGGGCCCGGTGGCCGGTTTCGATGGCGGCTTGAATTCCAGTTTTTTCTAGTAGCTGGTAGCCGATTTTCCCCGCCGTCCTGGCACTATATCCAGCACGGATCGCCGCCTGCGTGGCGTTCAGGTCGATCAGATACTCTGTGACGAAGCGCTGCTGCTTCGCGGTCATCCCCGCCATTCTCATCAACCCCACGAAAAAACCCGCCGCTAGGATTCCTAGAGCGGGCATAAAATTCCAATCTGCCGGAGATTAACCATTCGGCTCGGAACAGGTCAAGAGAATCTTTTGTGCGAACCAGCGACAGTATCAAGCGCCTCGCGCAACCGCTCCATGGCGTATTCAATCCGCACCCCCTTGGCCGCGGCCCATTTTGTGGGCGTGAGGCCCTCCCCGCATACGCTCCATAGCAGGTCAGCTCCCACCGCTTCGCAACGCTGTAACTCGCCTTTGAACACCCGACGTGCATCTGCTGCGCGCTGGGACAGTTCATGTCCGAGCGCCTGATCGACGCGCGCTTCAAAATTCTGCGCTGCAACCCCGACCAAACATCCGAGCACGAACAACCGGTGGAGCCGTTCG